ATCAGGAACAAGAAAAATATTAATATTCGCTTGATAATTCATAAATCCAAAAAGTTTAATAACTTTTCTTACCAACTGAATATGTTTTCCTTGTTTTCCCAATATTTTTGCTTTTGCTTCTTTTTTTTGGCAATCAAAAATCAGATTTACTCCCCTTAAGTCAATCTTTGCTTCTTTTAGGATGAGTTCCTCTTTATAAAACTGTTTCAAGAGTTGCAAAACATCATTTTTTATTAAATCAAGTTTTTGATTTTCCATCAAATATAACTTACAATGTTATTCTATCATAAATTCCCTTATTTTGTCAATTTCTAACATTGTGGATAGTTCAACAGCAAATGTTAATGCTAATGCATCAGCAACATTAGGAGATTTTATACCCTTTTTTAACAATTCCTCTTTTGATTGAAACCTTATAACTCTGTCAGAATGTTCTTTGTATCTTAAGGTTAAAATTTCATTCCAAGCATCATTTTTTAAAAGTTTTCCGCTTGTTAATATCCATTCTCTCATTTTCCAATAAAGTTCTGCTTTTTTATTGAAAAATCTTTCTGGATAACTTGCTTTTTGCCCGAATTGTATGCCGTGAATTTCTTGATAAAGTCCTATTTCATTTAATCTGTCATAAATTCCTTTTCCTATGCCTGTAATATCTATTACAATTGCTACTGGCTGATATTTGATAAGATAATCGCTTAAAAGTGGTAATATTTGCATGGTATCTGAAAGTTTTTTATTGAAAAGGATTTTTGCTACAAAGTTATCTCTTAAAACTATTGCCGTTTCATCTCCTCCCGCTCCTGGGTCTATTCCTATAACTGGTTTGTGAAAATTTTGTATATCAACATCTATAATTGCATTTTGAAGTTGTGATGATGTAATAAGTGGTAAATATCCTTTTTCGTCTATTATTCCCTCTAAAGAATACCAATCACCCTCAAGTAAAGCTTTTTTTAATGGTTCATCCATTCCTTTTGCTAATTCTTCATAATAGTTTTCTGGCAAATAAGGATTATCTCCTATTTCTGCTTTTAAATATCCTGCTTCTTTACATCTTTCATCTTTTGATGTTTTTTCCACAAAAAATTCTCTTACCCAGTTTGAAAATTCTCCAACAGGATTAGATACTGCTAAAAATTTAGGATTTTTTATTCCTGGCCATCTGTTCCTTTGAAGCAAAATATCAAAAGTTTCTTTTGGTATTTGTGTTAATTCATCTACTCCTATAATAGCCCATTCATTTGAGAAATACTTTTCTGGTTCATCTAAATTCCTAAACATTAAAATTCCTCCACCATAATCTTCTGATAAATGAAATTCGTGTTTTTGCTCATAATAAGTTCCTAACCAATCTGGGAATTCTGTTTTTATCCTTTTTAAATGTCTATCATTTAATTCTGGATATGTTCTACAAAATAAACCTCCTTGAACATTTCTGTATCCTTTTGCTCCCCAATATAAAAGCCAGTAAAGAATAATCCACCTTAAAGCTCTACTTTTGCCACTTCCAACTGCACCAGACCATAAAGTATAGCGATAAGTTTTTGTAAATTCTAAAAAAAGTTTTTGTTTAGGAGTAAAGTTTGCTAATTTGAAAAAGTTAATTTTTTCCATTTGTTTGATTATAACATTTTTTCATACAAAATAAAAAAGTCTGTGATTTTACTCACAGACTTTTCCACAAGTTATCCACAATTTATAAACAATCAAAGACTTGACTATTAAAACTTAATTGCTTATAATGTTAATCGCAGTTCAGGAAGTAGTTTCTATTCCGACGTGTAGTGGAGGAATAGAAATGAAATTTTCCCTGACTGCCAACCCGCTACAATTAACGATGGAGCATACAGGAATAAACATTCCTATATGTTCCCCTTCTATATAGAAGGTTGCTCTCTAAAAACAACACTCAAGATTGTAAATCAAAATTTCTCCTTTGTCAAGTCTTTCAAGGCGTATCTTAGAATTGTCTATAAAAGTTAATTTTGCTAATATATTTTCAACCCGTTAACTAGGAGCTCCAGGAATAAACATTCTAAAAGCACAGAAAAAACTTAACAGAAAAAAAAGTTTATTCCTGGAGCTCTTGAGTTAATGGGTTGTAAAAAAATTTACTTATTTTCTTTGTTTTCTTTTTCAATTTTTTTCTCCACTTTCTTCTTTTTCTTTTTCTTCTTCATCCTCATCTATCAATACTAAAACTCTTTTTTCTTCTGTTTCAATTGTTTGTTTTGCTTGTCCATATAATCTGTCAAGAATGTCTTTGTAAAATGGATAATTTCCTCTTAAAGCCTGTTTTATTCCTTTTTTTACAATTTCTACTAAAACTTGGTCTGGTTCTTTACCTAATTTTAATGATTTTCCAACTTCTATTAATGCTTCTCTTAAAAGAACTTTATAATTTCTCGCTCCTTTTGGTCTTCCTCCCTGTCCTTTTTTAAATTTGTATGGCTCTATATTTTGTGGATTTGGCATTTTTTTCGTTTATTTTTCGCTAATTTTTTGAGATTTTTGACCTGTAAAGTTTTTCCATCTTGACAAAATTATTTTTCAGTAAATTGGTTCTATTTCTATCATTTTACATCTTTTTTCATTATTTCGCAATCTATTAAGGTTGAACCATAATCTTCAAAACAATATACAAAAACCACTGGAAAATTTTTAATTTTAACATTCAAAAAGGAATATTCCAAATGTCAAGTTTTTCTTCTTTTTCCTTATTTTTTTCTTTTTTTCTTTTTTCTTTTCTTTCTTCTTTTGAAACTTCAATTACCATTTCTGATTGTTCTTTTTCACTAAAAACTGGAATATTATCTATTTCATATAGTTTTTCTTCTTTTGTCAATGTTTTTTCTTTATTTTTAGGTTGTTTTTCATTAATTATTAGCTTTATTTTTTTTAAAAAACAATCTTTACATAAAAACATTTCTGGAGAAGTTTTAAAACAATATTTTTTTTCTTTTAATTTTTGACAAAACCAACAAATTACTTTATTGTTAGTATTTTCTTTTAATGGCACAAAACTTTCTTTTTTTGTATTGTCTTCCGTTATTGGTTGATTATTTGTAAGAGAATGTTCTTCCCCTTTAAGAGAAAAAGAGTTTGAAAGGTCTGAACTGTTATTATTGTATTCTATGTGTATTCTATGTTGTATTCTATGTATATAGTTTGAGGGATTTCCTTGAACTAGTTCGTGGGTTTCCCTCATACTAGTTTGAGGGTTTCCCTCAATCTTGTTTGGGGCTATTTGACAATTTTCTTTTTTATGTTCTTTTTCAATAAATTCTTTCCAGTCTTGTGATATTTTTTCCCAATTAAATGAATAATGAATTTTTGCTGGAATTCCCTTAAGTTCTTCTGTCAAATACCCTTTTTCTTTTAATATTTTTCGTGCAGTTTTCTGTTGCTCGTAAGTCAATCCAGTTTCTTCTTCAATTTCTTCTGCAGTTTTAAAGAACTCGTTTTCAATTTTTTCTTTTCCTTTCCAATAAATAAATTGACAAAGAAAGATGGCTGAATTTACCGACCCTAAAAATTTAGCCAGTTTTGGATAATAAGCAACTGGTCTGCCTGCGTCTTCTAAGAAAATTTGAAGTTTCATTGATTATTTTAAGAATTTAATAAACGACACATTAAGAAAGGTTTAATAAATATATTTTCTCAGTAGGACATATAAACAATTTTCCGTTATCAACAATATATTCAAAAATACCTTTTTTAAATAGTTTTCCCATTAATTTTTTTATCCCTGTTTTTGTTTTTATTTGCAAAATTGGAAGTTTTTTAATGATATAGTTATATGTTATCCACGCATATTCTTTTCCGTTTCTGGCTATTCTCTTTATTTTTTTGGATTTTGAAAAATAAAAATCCCTTAAATAATACATCAAAATAGCCTCTGATGGGGTAATATCTGGAAAAAATTTATAGAGAAGGTATAAATCTAATTTAACCGACCAGTAAAAGTTTATTTTTTCTTTTTTCTCTTCTGGTTGTTTGTTTTCCATTTTTCTATTTTCGGGAAAAAAGAAAAGGGCGCCTTCGGGGAGATTATATAGTGTACAAAATGATAGGATGGGTCGGGCGCCCTTTTTCTTCCTCCCCGAATATTGCTTAATTGCCGACCCTTTTTTCTTTCATTATACCTCAATATTTTTCAAAGTCAAATTATTGATAAATTGTATATCTTATAAAATTAAACATCTTGACAAATTAAAAAACTTGATTTATAATGAAATTAAACAATTAAACAGGTCGGTAATTAAAAAATTAAAAATGAAAAATGAGTAAAACTGAAATTACACTTTACATCTTAATAGCAGGAGTAATTGCAATATTAGTATATCTTTTCCCCTATGTTTTAGAAAGTTGTTTAAAAAATTTTAATACCCCATTTTGCTAAATAGGTCGGTAATTAAAAATTAAGCATTAAAAATGATAAAAACAAAAGTAGAGGTTTATTTAGAACCTCATCCTGATATAGAAATTGAAGAAGAATTTTATGTAGATCAATACAACGAAGAAGTTAAAAAAATTATTTATAACTGGGCAAGGAAAGGATTTATAGATGATATACCAGATGATAAAGAACTTGAAGAAACCTATTCTCTTTCTATAAATGTTGGTGGAGTAGTTTTTCTTTGTGATTTATGTGGAAGAGAAAATGAAGAACTTTATTTTATTTCTTTTTTGAGAGATAACAAAACTTATGATGTATGTCAAGATTGTTATCAATCAATATTCAACAAATTAGAAGAATTAAGAAAAAACAACTTAAAATGGAAAACCAATATAATTGGGAACAAATAGAAGAAAGGGCAAAAAGAAAAGAACAACAAATACAAAGGCTTCATTACAATAAAGAAAGACAAGTTATTAAAGCAAGTATCTTTAACCAAGCACAAGAATGGGCAAGAATACAAGCAGAATTTAAAATATCTGATGAAGAAATTGAAAATCTTATAAAAAAATGGTTAAAAAAACTTTATCACGAATATAAAATTTGGGATATAGAATTTGATA